TGTCGGTTTCGATGGCAAGCGCAAAATTACCCAATCGTGTCAGCACTTCTGGATCAACAGACTTCTTGAGCTTAACTTTGTCCTCCAGCGAAAAGACTTGCTCACCCTTTTCGTCATGCAGTCCAAAGATACAAGCATAAACTAGGTAATCTGTTGCATCCCCATCCGCTCGCTTCGCCCACCTAGATTTATCCTCCAGGGTCAATCGCTTGGCATATAGCTTGGTGTTCCATTCAGGAACATCAATCGTGCGGATCTCTTGGTTGCTAAAGTGTGCAACCGCCTCTTCAATAAGCCTACTCATCAAACGGTAGACGTAGTGAGTGCTCCAGAGCCTTGCACCGTGATCGTGGCTTCTACCATCCCATCAAAAGATGCGTTGCGCGTAAAACCCGTCACCAATGCGGTGCCCTCATAAAAGGTGTCGCCGGACTGATCCCCTTCTGGCATAAACTTGATCGTTACACTATTGCCAATACCAAGCGCGACTTGACCATTCGTATCGGTCTCATCCCAAAAAACATCTAACGAACCACTGAAAGAGTTCAGCGTCGTAATATACGTTCTGCTGGTGTCGGTCATCACAGTGTCTTCGACTGTATCTGCTGTTTGCTCTATCGAGAAGGAACGGACTTCTGCTACTGCTGCAGAGCCGACCTTCACAACGCCATCTTGGCCCTTATGTGTAGCCATCGTTTATTCCTCCTCGGAACTTTTAGTTTTCTTCGTTGCCTGCTTTTTCACAGGCTTCTTATCCGCGTTAGATGCGCCTTCACGCACCCAACCCTTGGATTCAAGCCATGCGACGTTGTCTGTAGCCGCATCAATCTTTGTACCGTCTTTCGTCATCGCTACCATGTCATACCGCCGTTTCTACGTCGTTTTCTTTGGTGTTATAGAACACTTCTACAGTTAAGGTTGCTCTAGCCACTGGTTGATCACCATCTCCACTGAACTCCGCGTCCATCGTAAGTACGTTTGTATCTTTCGCGTTACCGCCTCTGGTTATATCCGTCGCTAACGCCTCTTCAACCTCAACACATATCGTATCTAGCGTGTCATCGTAGTTACTGACACCCTTTACATAGATCTCTATTGCAACGGACAGACGACGTATTTGCGTCCTTGGCCTGCCCATCCCAGAGTATTCAATCGATTCATCTCTGGTGTATATCGCAAGACCCGGTAACTTGGCCTCTGCTAATGGATAAACACGAGTCCGATAAATATTGCTACCAGTAGTAGTGAGCCCGGTAAGCGTCGTAACGATGTTATCTCTGATCGTTTTACGGACATGGGCCATTACTGCTTCTCAATCATTAGCTCGGTCATTCCAGTGCCGTCGTTCATAACGACTCTTACGATATAATTTGTGCCTCCAAAACTGACTGCATCGCCTTCTGCAGCCGTGCTGACATCCGCTGTACGCACCGTCAATCGCGGCCTCTCTATGGCAAAGGCCACAGATCCGCCTGTCTCGACAGCTTCGTATTCATTATCCACAATGGCCGTCACATTAGACGCGCTACCGCCACTGGGCGTATAACTTACCGTCTGCCCAAAATCCTTGAGCATAATCGCTCGCTGCGTAGCGCCTTCGACCGGCATTACTTAGCTTTTTTCTTGCGCGGCGCGCGCTTTGGAATCGGTTCATCGTTGAGACCGATTGATCGATCTACCGACCTGGTCTCATCAAACGGCACAATTCTGCCGATACCAATGAGTCCATCGATATCCATTTCATTAACGTCCTTGCCTGCTTCCACTACGTCTCCGACGTTCCACGTGGAACCACTGATGACACATCGCTTCATTACCTGGTATTTCATTTTAACTCCTTCTAAGAGACCCCGTCCGGAGACGGGGCTCTCATTGTGGCGTTATTAGCCGTCGTTACCGAAAGCAAAGCTCACTGCGTGACGTACTGCTACGTCTACAGATTGCAGTGCAACGATACGCACAGTTCCTGTGGTAGAAGCTGTAAACGGATCGACAACAACGTCCAGACCGCCAAACATGCCGATCAAGAGGTCATCGAAGTTACCGAAATACAGGTTACCGCTGGTGCCTTGTGCAGAAACGATTGCTGGGTAGCCGTTCATCGTGCCGCCTGGCTCAACAACGAATTGGGCAGTGTTTGTTGCCTTCTCCGTAGTCTTCAACGCGCCATACATGTCGGGACGGATGATGTACGACAGGTTACCCATCAAAGCGTTATCCACTGCGACTGCGGTTTCTAATGAAACAACTTCTGCAAAGGTTGGATTCGCTGCTGCGAAGTTCGTTACCTGGTTAACGCCAGTGGTATTAAGAATGCCTGTTGGGTTACCAGATGAACCTGATCCTTCCAGACCGGCCGCGTCGATCGAAGTACCAATCGCCTTGGCAAGGTCGTCACGAATCAACGCTTCAACGTCCAAAGAGCTTTGGATCAGGAGCTGACGAGTAACGTCGGTGAATGCACCCAAGGTCTTAGGTGTCATCGTGACGCTACCAATTGTCATTTCTGACTCTGATGCAGCACCACCTTCTGAGCTTATGAAGCCAGCTGAAGATACCCCAGTCTTCTTAGGGATCTTCACGTTGCCGGTTAAGCCAGACAGCATGCGCGCACCTGCTTGCATGACGCTAGAGGCGTTACGCAGAGCGTCAATGAAGTCTTGTCCTCGGAAGTCTTCCGCGATCAAGTTGGCATCGTTGGTGGTGTTAAGGTCGCGCTTCCAGTTACCTAGCACTTCTGGCGGAAGCATGATGCCTTGTGCAGTCGTACCATACTGGTCTGCCGCAGCGCGAGAGCATTCAAACTCGAACGCAGCATCTTCCTGGGCTCGACGGTCATGCGGGTTAGCCAGCGCGTGCAAAGCTCGCATAAGGCTGAACTGCTTGCGCTCTGAATTGGTCATGCCAATTTCTTTGGATTCCAATGCGCGTGTCGTACCTATCTCTTCGAGAAGAGCGCCTCGGAACTCCTCAATTGATGCGCCGTCAGCGATAGCCTTCTGGGCCATATCTGATTTATTGTGGCGCGCGCCTAACTCAACGATTTGAGCGGCGTTCTTTTGTGCGGCTTGACGGGCTTTCGCCTCAACCGCTTCAATATCCACTTCTGACATAGTTGACTCCTGTGAGTTGTCAGTAACGATTACGGGTTGTTGCGAAGCCTCGTCTGAACGACCAACGCCAACTGTCACATCAGCGGGGATCGAAACTAAACTTGCTTCGTGGATGCGGAACTTCTTTACCGTATAGGTATCATCAGAAGTCCTTTCCATTTTTTGTACCGAGTAACCAATGCTCACGTTTGCTTTGATACCATCGGTAACATCATCAAAAGCCTCTCTGGCAAGTGCGCTTTTTCCAAAGCGTACCGTCGCGCGAAGTCTACGCGCCGAGTCATCCAGGCTTACTGATTCGATAACGCCAACCTGCCTTTCTGGATCGTGATCCAGTAATAGCGGTGCGCGTCCTGACTCTAAGAACGATAAATCCATCGCGTCCCTAGAGTGCTCTAAAACTTCCATGCCGAAAGACCGCTGCACTGGCTCCTCGCTGGATATAGCCATGCGAACAGTGCGCTTGTCTTCATCTACGGGCGAGACATCCATACTCATGTATCGCGTCATCTCAACGACTTCTGTGCGCTCTTCATCGTCGTAATGAGCGTTCTCTTCGATCATGTCGGTGTCTGCCATAGATTCCATCTCAGCTTCTTCCGTTTCGGGCTCTTCTTGCATTGCCTTGGCAAACTCGACAATGTAAGAGTCCTCTGTCTCTTCGACATCCATGATGTGTCGCTTATCCATGTCTCTTTCCTCAATTGCAGGCTCAAATTTAAGGACTCTGAAACGGCGCTCTTTTAAGAACTCTTTCGCTTCATCGACCGTGAATTTTTCTTTGTCAAAACGTAATGACTGTATCTCTGACTTGTCATTCAACAAACCGAAGATCACATGAATCCCATCACCCAATTCATCGTTACGCCGTCTAAACTCTTCATATTTATCAGGATTCTCAATCCTAGCAGCGTGCTCATGGGGATACGGCCTTTTTTCTGCATATGAACGCTTGGTGCTCATGGGATGCCCCTTGGGCAATAGATCCGTGTCGTGCTTGCCACTTCTGAACTTGCCGTTACGCAAAACGTACAAAAATGAGTTCACACGCGCATAAGCCCACTGCTCTGGGCTCTTCACCGTCGGTCGAACAGATCCCGGATTGGTGTAATAAGCTCCGACACCGCGTCTAAACACCGCTGATAAAGTTCTGACATTAGTTCTTTTAGTCTTGTCATCACCAACCTTGTCGTTGTGGTCTTTTGCCTTGTTGGTCAGACCTTTTTTCACGGTCGCTGATATTTCAGCCCCGTCGTAGTCTTTATCTATCGCTTCCAAACTTTTAC